TTTTTCCGCCTCTTTTCTTTTTTTATATTTCTGCGGAAAAAAGTTTTTTTCATTTTTGTCAGCCAAATATGATAACCCTTGATATAACCCATATCCACCTGCTGCTGCAACTCCTAATCTTGCAACGCCTGCTTTACCATATTTTACAGCAGTTTTAACTGCTTTAGTGATTGCGTAACCAGCACCAACTCCAGTCGCCGCATCTGCTATTTTTTCTGCGTTCTCTGGGGTTAATTTGTTATCAATATATTTAATAACACGCTCAAGAGCTGGAGCAAATTCTTTAAGCATTTTACCTTGTAAAACATCAAATGAATTTCCTAATTTTGCAAATTCAAGATTTAATTTTGCAGCCGCGTCTACTTCCGCGTTACTTAAAATTTTTGCACTTGTGTAAGCATTATTAAATTGTTCGTCAGAAAATTCTTTGGTAAAGGCGGGGGTAAATTCCCTAGGAAGTCCTAACTCTCCCAAAAGTGCCGTTATATTTTCTGATTTATAATTTGGATTTTTAGCATATGATCTAATTTCTTTTATAGCTGAATCAAAATCTGTTATTTTGCTTGGGTCAGCCCCAATCATATTGAAAGGCAAAAGTTCTGCTGGATTGTATTTGCTTCTGCCAATTCTTTCGGCTAAATTAGCTATAAAAGCGTCTGTTTCTTTCGTGCCTATTTGACCATAACTTGCTTCTCTAAATACATTCGCGTATCTTTGAGATTGTTCCGGACTAATGTTATATTGCCTTAATGAAGCAGCTAAGGAGACTTGTTTTGAGGCTTGAGAAGTCACATATCCAGCAATTCCACCAGCTAATAAGCCGCCAGTAAAGGCTTTAGCAATAAAAGAAAAACCATTCTCAATTTGGTTAAAAAATGCTTTAGTTGATTTTTCTCTATCTTTTTCTCGCTTCTTTTGTTCTTTTTCTAATTTAGTTTTTTCTTTTTCTTCAAGATTAATAAAACCAAGTTCATTTTTGGCTATTTTTAATTTAGCAGAACCTACAGCAGCTTCTTCTCTTAGAAGTTGAGATTCTTTAGGAGTTTTTATTTTTGCAGACGTAGCAGCGGTAATGCCAATATTGGAATTGGTTTTAGCTTCCTTTAAAGCTTTGTTTAATTCTTGAGTTTGCTTTTTAAGTTCTTCTACCTTTTTGATAGCGTCTTCTAAGGACTTTGTATCACCTTTTATACCTAGACTAAGAAATAAGCTGCCTATGTTCATTGTTTATTTTGTAACTCCTCTCTAAAGTCCATTGTAAATTTATGATAATCCATCATTTTAAGAACCCAAGAAACTTTACAATTAGCAATGCCTTCGGGGTTTCCCGCGCAAAAACCTTTGCTGGCAAGTATTAAACAAGTTCTTTCAAATTTGGTAAGATTATCTTCGTAATTAATTTGCTTTTCTGGGTCAGAAAAAGTCGCCCCAACTCTTTTGACCCTTAAGAGAGGGCTTAAATAAAACAAAGAACATTTGTCAGAATGCAATTCTTAAAAATGAAAAAATAATCTTTTCTACTCTCAATAGAATCGAATGTTGTCGGCAAAATTCTTTCTTTATTTAGCAAAGACCTTTCAAGGCATTTAAAGATTTTTTTTCTAACCTCTGGCGAAGCGGACAAAGAAAGAAATATTCTGCTTACCATTTCTAAAACAACATTAGAGCCAAGTAAATCAGAAAACTCTACTTTTGATAAATCTTTTTTCTTATCTTCATCAGCTAATAATCCAATAATTTCTTGGACTACTATAGATAAAGAAATGCCAGAATCTAAAAGCTCTTTAATAACAAGCGAATTTAGTTCGCAAGCATCTTCAAAAGAAGCTTCTTCAATTTGAAGGGTTTTTCCCGATGGAGTTGTAAATTCTTTCATTAATTAAATGCTAATTCAGATAAACCAAAATCTAAAGTATATTCAGAGATAGCTTGTTCATTATCTCCATTATAGTTTGCTGTTAAATTTATTCTTTTTTTGACAAAACCAAAAGTAAGTGTAGCGGTCAATTTTCTCAAGTTTCCTTTACCATCGCCAAAATTACCAATTACCGAGCCATCAATAGCTTTTGCGCTTGTTCTTAAATTTAGAAGCTCGTTTAATCTTTGATTTAACCAAGCATCATCAGAACCAGCTTTAATAACTCTAACGCTCAATGTGGCTTTTTTAGCGGCAACATTAATTGAAAAAACTGCGCCACCTTTTAAAGCGTCCATTGTCCCAGTCTCATCATTAAATGCAACTGAAATTGCATTATTATTTGCTAGTTCCGCAAAAGTTCTTAAATTAGAACCATCAGAATTTTGAAGAGTTAATGTTGCGTCTCCAGCTAACGTAAATTGTTGTGACATATTTTTTAATATTAAGGTTAATTATGCTTCTACAAGAACGTCAACTGATGCTCTGTAAATAAATCCAGCTTCTTTATAAGCAGCTTGTTGCAAAGGAGCGTCTCTATTTTCTCTTTCAGATTGAAGTTGATTAGCAATAGAGTCTGTGTAAATATAATAACCCACAGAAAACACTGAATCTTTAAAATCTTGTTCGTTTCCAAAAGTAAGTGGATTGCTCCAATTTAAACCAGTCCCGATATAACCAGCTCTTACAAATCTAGCAAAAACAGAATTTGTAGCAGAAACTAATTTATCTAAACCTTGAGGGGTTTGTTGAATTGCGCCAGAACGAAGAGCATTAAAATCGCCAGTAGTTAAAGAATAAACCAATGCTTGACGACCATAAACTTGGTCTTGATATTGCCCTGAATTACCATAACGATTATTTACAATACAATTCAAACCACCAACATTAGCATAGATATTAGCACCTTTAGCAGCACATTTATCAAATAAAGCTTGAGTCATGCCAACGTCTGCCAAAACGCCATTAAGAGTTCTTAATTGAGTATTCGCATTTAAAAAAGTGTTATTGCCGCTAAAATTAACTGAACACAAGGTAGCGGGATCAGCAACCATAAAATTTAAAGCACCGCTAATTTCAGTGTAAAATAAAGCAATAGTTCTTTGATTGGATGATTTAATAGTGGAAATAACTCCATCTAAATCATTGCTATCAGACCAAACATTAAACCAAATTTTATCAGAAGCTTCAACTGATGTTGCAGTGGTTATAGCAACAGCATCTTCTACAAGTTTATTTGTTACAAATGGAGTAAATTGGACAATTGCAGAAAGTCTGTTGTAAGCTGCAACAATAGTTTCGCCGCTTGAATTTGCACCACTAGTTCCAGTTCCGCCAGTAACATTTAGCAAAGTAGAAGTTACTAAATTAGTTCCAGTTCCGCCAGTAACGGCAGCCAAAACAACAGCAGATGTCGAACCTACTTTTTTAGATTCAAAAGTAATTACGCCGCTTGATTCAGTAATGGTTAAATCTGGCAGTCTTCTTTGTAAAATAACAGCAACATCAGCAATAGTTGAGCATCCAGTAAAATTAATTAAAGTAAGATTTATTGGAGTTCCACCATTAATGGTTACTTTTAAATCGCCATTAGAAACGGCTTTTAAATTATTTAAATTGGCTGTTAGGTTAGCAGTTACAAATTTACCTCTTGTCGCAGAAACAGCGGGAGAACTTGGGCTAAATGGAGCTACGATCAATTTTCCATTGCCAGTCAAAATATTTGGGCTTTGAGAAAAGATAGAAGTAGCTAAAGCGTAAGTTTGAGAATTAGTTCCAAAATCTAAACCTACTTGCCTTGCATTTAAGTAAGTTCTATATTCATCAATATTTGATGGGGCTTCGGTTGTAATTAACAACAAATTATTTGGGTTAATTTCACCAAGAACAGAAGGAGTCTGCCTTATTGTTGCATTTACAAAGTTTTGTATTGAGATAACTTCCGCTGTCATAAATTATGCGTTTGAGGTTAGTTGAATTGGAAAATTAGTATAATAATCTAAAACTCTTGTTGACGATCTAGTTACCATTAATGCTACATCTATCATAAATCTATTTAACATATTTCCGCCGATTTGACTAGAAACATTGTTAAAAGTAACTGGCAAAGGAAAAAGTCTAAATCCATATTGAGCTTGTTGATTTTGAGAATATCCGCCTTTTAAAGCTTGAATAATTTCGTCTTTACGCGAAATCGCGCTTCTGTCAAAAGAGCCTATTTCAACCGAATAAATTTCTTTACTCATGCTAAAAATTGTTTCGCGTCCTATATCATTTACATCAACTTCAAAACTTGATGAAGAAGAAATTGGAATTGATGTAAGATAATGAATAACAACATAAAGCCCTTCACTATCTGCAATATTTACTTCTTGATTATATTGCCAAATTTGTTTGTTTTGTAAGGACATATAAGTTCTTACAATATCAACAAGAATTGCAGCGGGTTCTTTATCCATTGTTTATATACTCAATTAAGTGATATTCCAAATAACCATTTCTATTATAGTCATTTTGAAGCATTACTTTATAATCCTTTTCTTTAAAACGGATTCGTTCACTTGGGCTAACTACATCATGCAGTTTAAATCTTGTATGAACTTGCCACCATTCAAATTTTCTTTGTCCGCTTGAACTTACTTGTAGCTCAGTTGGTTTTAAGGGTTGGATAGTCCCCATAAAACTAAACGGAATTTCCGTAGTTATTGCTAATCCATCACTATCAATAGTGGTAGACAACTTCACCAAAACTATTTTTTCTTCCCACCCATTAAGAGCGTCTTGCATTTGTGGCATCATAATTTTACCACCTTCGCTTTTACTGCGTTTTTTAACTGACCAGTTTCTATTAATATTGTATCATTACCCTTACCAGCCACGGTTACGTCACTTAAAGGCTTCCATTCTCCATATCCGCCACTAGCAAAAGCTCCTTCAACTATATGCTTGGCTTCTTTGGCTAAAGCTTGGTAAGCTTTTGGAAGGCTTAAATCTTGTTCCAATGAAGCATTTACCGCTTCTGCTAATTGTTGCCCTCTTTCGTAAATAGGCTTTCTTAACCAAGAACGCATTGGCAAATGTTCTAAAGGGCTTCCAAACTCATGCTTATAACCTATTTCAGCATTTGATTTTCCGTCATTTCTATTACTATCCTCAAAAATTCCGACCTGAACTTCTCTTTTTATTTGAAGTTGTTTGGCAAAATTTTTTAAGTTAGTAAGATCAAATTTTAATTCTGCCCCTTCCATTAAATGTAATTAATAGAGTTAAGTGCATGTCTTGGCGTAGAAAATGGAATAACATTTCCTATTCTGTAAGGTCTTGTAAGCGTAAGATATTTCATCCCGTAATAAGTAGTTGTATAAAAAGAATATCCTTCTTTTTTAGCCCACTCTGGCACGACATAACCAACGCTAACATTACCAACCGCTTTAGATCCTAAAATTCCGCCGCCTGTGCTTTGTAAGCCATTAGCATTTAAATCTCCAACTAAGTAATGAGCTGAAAGATATAAATAAGCTTGCTTCAAAGCTGCTAAAGTATTAATTTTTGTCAATACAGTTGCATCAGATTCGGCAAAAGCTTTGTTTATATCTTCATCCCAAACATAATCTTTTTTAACTAAATAGGGGTTCGTTTCCCAGTTTACTGTGTTTGTTGGAACGACCCCTACAGTTGCATTTACTTTGCAAGTATAGAACTTTTGATTATTATTATAAAAAGTTGTATCTCCTACATTGTAAATAGTGCTTGCTGACCAAACTGGCAAATAATCAAAATCGCGGTAAAACAAATCTTTGAAATCTTGAATTGTTAAACCTTCGATTGCAGGCATTATTTACCTTCAATTGATTTAGCTAATTCTTCAGTCTCAATATTTTTAGCTTTAGATTTTAAAGCCTTTTTATCTAAGCTGTCTTTTGATTCGGCTTCAAGAGCTTCAATTCTAGCTTTAAGAGCTTTATTTTCTTCTTCTAATACCCTAACTCTTTCTCCACCATCAGATGAAATATCTTCATATTTTTTAATATGACCATATTTCAACAGAATTTCAGATTCTTTTTCAGAAACAATTAGAGTTGTTTTAGGATTCCATTCAATAGCCTTACCGAGTGCCATTACTGACATTCGGGAAGCGCTATCATTAAATAAGGTAATATCTGTCATATAGCCGCCTTTTATGAGTTAGTATTATCTAAATAGATTGCATCAGCAGGACGTTTGAAGAAAGTTTTACCTACTTGAGCGTAACCTAATTGCAAGTAATCAAAATTATTCAATGTGCCAGTTCCAAGCATAGTGAATGGAATTGGAAGATCGAAAACCAAGCTTTCGGTTTGATTTTTGTAAAGCATGTATCTGTCGTAAGACAAAGGAGCATTACCATTTGCTTTTTTATATGGAGCTTGAGCAGCCCAAGATTTTTGAGCGTAGAAGCTAGTGATGATTTTGAAATTAGGATTGTTAGTCATAATTTTAAAAGTTTCTAACAAAAATGCCAATTTAGTTGATCCAGCAAGAGGAAAGTCAGGATTAATCAACGCACCCATACCAGTATAATCTGATTGCGGCATAAAGAAAGTATCAGGAAATTCACCAATAACTTGATTAGCTTGGTAAACAGTAATAATTTGTCTTACAAAAGCATTTATCTCAGTTGAAGTCATTTGAGAAATTTGCTTAGTAATCAAAGAAGTGTTGGTTGTAACATCAGTTGAAGTCAAAAGACCAGTGTTGTCTTTTTTAGAAAAACCATAAAATAAAATTTTTCTCATGAACAATTCATAATCAGTATTTAGAGCTTCTAGTTTTGATTTAACATAATCATAACCAGATTGACCTAAATAGGCTAATTGTGATTGTTGCAAAAAGTTGTAAGAGATTTGTTTAGCCCAAAACTCTCTATCAATAGGAGTGCTATCAACAGCAGTTTCAACTTCTTGATATTGTCCTTTATTAACAGGGGAAATCAAACCTGATTCTGGGTTTTGAATGCCGTAGAACTCCTTGATAAACACTCTTGTTGGAGCAAATGGATTTGCGCCCATGTCCATAGGAGCAAATTTATTTAGTTCTTCAACTAAATAAAATTTTTGTTTAATAGTTCCCGCTGCTAATTGAGATAAAGCAGTAATATTAAAGTTTGCACCAAATTGAGCTGCTGTGTCGTTGTTAAATACTTCTTTAAAAGATCTAATTTTTCCTTCAGCAGAATTTTCAAAAAGAGATCTGATTCCTGCGCCTGCTGGAGCTTTTACATCAGAAGGAAGGATTGAATTATTAAATTCACCTCCAGCAAATTGTTCCATGCCATAAGCAAAAGCACCTTTTTGGGAAGCTAAAGCCAAAACATTTGATAATTGGTCAAAACTTAGATTAGAAACGGTCATGTTTTATTTATTTTAAATTAAATTAAAAGACTACCGCCCTAGTCTAAGAAAATTATACTGCTGCTGCCGCAGAGATTTGAATTCGAACTGGAATTAAATCACCTGTAGCTCCACTTGATAAAGCAGTGCCAATAATTTTATTAGTTCCAAGCGAAGGAATAACTAAATCACCAGTTGCTACAATTTCTAATTTATTGCCAGCAGTTACGGCAGTTGCTCCAACTTCCATAATCATTGTTGAACCATTAACTAACATTGTAATTTGATCGGCAGCCATAACAGCAGAATCTCCGCCATTATAAACGGGATTAAATTTTAAAAACCCTACAATCAAATCATTTGCTGCGGCTTTATCAACCAAAGGTTGACCACCAGCACTGCCAACAATTTTTAAAGCTGTTCCGCCTACAATTGTAGAACTGGTTGATGGATTAATTGCCGCTTCTAAAGTACTTAGAGTATAACCAGAAGAGGGCTGACCTTTAATTGCTAAAGGAGTTGCTTGATTTAAACTATATGTTGCTACCATGTTATTTATTTTTTAGAGTTAAAAAATTCGTTATATCCAAATTCAGGAACACCGATTTTGAATGATTTTGCGCTAGTTGAGTTGTTAAACGATCTAGCTTCTATTTCTTCTAAAGAAATTTCTTCTTTAGAATTTTCTTTGATCTTTTCGTTAGATTTTTTAGAGTTTTTCCAGCAAGTTTTAAGTTCATTCATAGAAACTTTTTCGCCTTCAATTTCTACAGAGTTATCCATTTCTTCTTCATCAGAGTTTTCTTTTTCGTCTTCCTCGTCGTCTGAATTGTTTTTTTTCTTTTTAGAATTTTCTTTTTTCTCTTCCTTAATTTCGTCTTCTTCGTGTTTTTCTAATTTTTTTAAATCTTTTTTAGCTTCTTCGTCAGACATATTGTCTTTTTTGTTTTTTTCTTCTTTTTCTAAATCTTCACGATCTTTTGGGTCTCCGATCCAACCGCGAGGTTCTTCAGAATTATTTTTTTTCTTTTTAGAATTATCAAAAATTCCAGCAAGTAACTCTCTACCTTTTTCAGCAGCAGAAGAAACAAAACTTACAAAAACACCTTTTTCAATTTCAACTTTTGATTCGTGTTCTAACATAGTATTTTCTTTTTCATTTTCGTAAATAATTGCTTCCTCATAGCGAGGAGCTTTAACCAAAGCTACATGACGAGCTTTGACAGATTTTATTTCAACATCGTAAGGCATGTTGATATATTCAAATTTTTCTCCATTTAACGGCTCTATAACTTCATCCGCTAAATAAGAAGTAGATATAAAACCAGTTCTTTTCACAGCTTCTTCACATTCTTGCTCTTTGCCATTTCTAGGAACAAAGCCACAATAATATTTTCCATCAGGCTTAATGAATGTTCCATCTTTTAAAGTAAAACCTTCTCCATTACAAAAAACCTCATCTACTACACCTAAAATATTAGGATCTGTATCGCCTGTTGGCTGATTATGTCCCTCAACTATTGGACTGCCAATAAAAGCTTTTGCAATATCGTCTATGTGTTTATTAATAAGAACTTTTGACCAATTCTTATCATTATACTTAGCAATTCCCGCATAAAGCAAAGGAGCAATGTATTTTTTATGACCTTCAACGCTGTTTGAAAAAATTTTATTTATTTCTTGCACTTTTGCTGAAAGGTTTTTAAATTGCTTAATTGCTAATTGAGTTTTAGGTCTTAACTTGTTATCTGAGCTAGTAGATTGCGGGCGGCGATCCACTAGCCAAGATAAAAAGCTAATTGATTTTAAAACAATGTAGAGCCTACAGTTTGTAGGTTCGATAAGGCAAAACTAGAAAGTTTTAACGCAATAGTCAAATAAATAATTTATCAGATTAAAAAAAGTGTATTATCTTTTTTTTGGAAACCAAAAAATCTATTTAGATATTTGTGAACGCATTTCTGGTAAGAAAAAGAAAATATGAAAATTTAACCGCTTTTTTTAAGAATGGTTAAACATCGCCCAATTTATTCCTTTGCTTAGAATCATCACCATAAGCATCACCAGTTACTTTTATATTAATTGGCTCTGGTTGTGGGGGTGTTTTATCTGGCACTTCTTCAATATTAATTTCGTTAGGAAACAATTTAAGAATGTTGGCTTGAGTTATTATTTGCTTAGGAGTTAGCCATTGACGATCGCCAAAACGAATTAAAAGATCGGCTTGTTGTGATTTAAGTTTAGCTTCTTCCATTGGACTTAAAACCCTTAATGCAGGAAATTTAATTCTTAATGGAGAAGTTGGAGTTTTACCGAATACAACGCGGCAACCAATTAGGGTAAGTTCTTTTAAGTTAAATCTGCATTCGGGGGTTCTGATTGTTGATTCAACCATTGAATTATAATTCTCAATGTCATCAGCCTCACCCCAAACTTTAGAGCCAGTGCCAAATAATTTTGAAATTGGAAACATTAAAGAGCAAGCAAGCTCAATTCTTATTTGTTCTTTAAGATCGGGAATACCAGTAAAAGAAATTTGTTTTTGAATATAATCATCTTCTGCGTCAATAGCCAAGCCATTATTAATGCCTTTTAACAAACCTGCAATTGTAGCTTTGGTTTGCACTGCGGTCGCGCCAGCATCAGTTTCAAAAGCTTCATTTAAACCAGCAAACTTAAAAATATCAATTTTAGCTTGGTCGATGTAATTGGCAGTCATGTCATTTAGCTTATAATAATTAGCTAAAGGCTTAATGACTTTCTCAACAACAGACATGCCCCAGCCTCTGAGCAGAGGACGCAATTGTGGGGGCGGAGTCTTGCCATCAATTTTTAAAGCTCGGCTTTTGTGAACTTTTTTGCCTTGCCAGTAAAAAAAGTTAGCTTCTTTACTGGAAAATGAATTAGTTGGTTTGACATCAGTATTAAAACTGCTAACAATGTTTGTATTTCCATCCCAAGATTCATAGGTAGTATTTATTTGAGTAATTTCCCATAGAGAAACGTCTTTAAACTCAATATTTTGCCCTTTTTCAATTTCATCTATTTTTAATGGAGTATCTAAAGCTTTTCCATCACTTATAATTAAAGCACCACCACCAAAAAGCCTAGCCCATTTTGTTGCGTTAATATAACTTTTTAATAAGCCAGAATCTTCAATCCAATCATGAAGTTTCATTAATTCTTTTGGTGTAAACTCTTCGTCAGCAGTATCAACCATGTAGCCATTACGGAAAGAATCATCTACGGGCAAATCAATAAATGTTTGAACTATACCTTCGTTTTTGTAAAGGTAGTTAAGAACCCAGAAATTATTTGAAAAAATGTAAGGTTGAGAAGCAGCTTGAATTACAGTGATTGCGTCTGTATTATAGTTTGTATTTACAGGAAGCGGGACAAAAAAGTTATTAGGAACGCTTAAATCGCCTAATGTAGAATTGTTAATTATTTTTTTTAATTTTTTTCTTGTCATGAATTTAAGGCTTTTTTAGCAATTATACTTCTTGCAATGTCCGCCATAGTACTTTTCCTTTTTAAAAACAAAGGAGAAAGCCCATAGCGTAGACTGTCAAATCCGTGGTCAAATCCCGCCTCTAATTCGTCCAATATGATTAAATTTTCACCACTTGCGTCTAATTCTGATTTCCATTTATAATTTCTTGCTTCTTCAATGAAATTTTTGCAACGTGGATGGATTATTATTTCAAATGATTTTAAAAAGTCAACACCTGCTTTAACATAATTGCGATCTTTCATTTTATCCAAAGGATCATCAGTTTTGGTGGTTTTTTTAACTGAAGCAATATTTCTAAAGCCATATTTGCGGTATAGTTCGTTTATAAGATCGGGGCGAGAACTATCGCCATATATAGAAAATCTTGGATTTCTTATATCAGGGATTGTATCCTCCATTAATCTTGCAAATTCATCCATCAAAATATGGCTTTTGTATATTTCATGTGAAATATAAAGTTTATTACCGATGATATAAGATCTAATTGCAACATTGGGGTCATTCCACCCAAAATCTACACCAAAAAACCTTCTTTTTTGATATACTAACTCAATTGGCGCATCATCAAAAGCTTCAATTTTCCAATTTTTAAACACTAAAGCATCACTTTGCGCTTTTGGTTCACCCAACCAGACGTGTTTATATTTTTCGTAATCATGATGCTTGCAATATTCCATTTCTGCAACCAAGGCAGTTTGTTTAAAAAATGGATTGTCATAATAATTGACTTTAACAACAATAGAGTCTGGACGTGGCTCTGCCACAAAGTAACGATAAGTTGCATCATTGACATCTCTAGGGTTAAAAGTA